AGTATTACAAATTATGGAAGCATTATCTTTGATTAGTGCAAGGGAAACTGCTCGTTGGGTATTTTTGCAATATTCAGAACAGAAAAAGGGTGGTGCTTGGAAAAGAAGATTAAGAGAGCAAGGATATGTTATCTAAAACTTTACTTCTTGTCTAAATAAGGGTATAATATAATATAAACAATACGAGGAATATGATGCAAAAGAATTATAAATTTAATGAAGAACGTGGATGTTACGAATTTTGTACCACTAACAATTGCGATCTACAAGACCAACTTAAAGAAGGTGATGTAGCACATAAGTTATGTAGTGGATGTATTGAAGAGTTTGAAGGTGTTAGACCAGATAACAGTGAATTATCCTCGACAAGTAGAATTCGTAAACTTAGAAAGCAAGAAGTTCCGCATGCTGACAGTTTTATTAGTGGTGTTGGAACTAGAACTGATATATTGGAAACTGGACATTCACATAAGTCTGGTGGGAAAAGCAGACCAGACCTAGATGCAATTGAATCGGGGGATGTTTAAGAATTGAGTATATATCAAAATGTAGAGTACCACATATGTGATACTCATCAATATCTTCTAATACATAAATCTGGGTGTAGTTTTATTCGACAATGCATTATGGAAAATTCTGTTTGGTCTGAAAGCAAAAAACAAGGAATTACTTCATGGACAGTATTAAGGGATCCGTATGAAAGGTTTATATCTGGGTTGTCATATGATATTTTAAATACAAACCCAAAATTAAAAGATAATAAAGATAATATAATAGAATATATAACTGATAATGATGTTGCTGAAGGTGTTTATTCATCAGTGTCTAGATTTTTCAGATCTAACAAATCAGTTATACATTATATTTCTCAAGCAACATATTATATGGGAGAAGATATTAATTATTTTGTGAAATTGCAAGATCTAAATGAATTCACTAAATACAATTTCCCTGATTGCGATTTATTTTATAGAGATGAGTTGAATGAAAAGTGTAAAAATATAGTAGAGAAAGCGATCGAGTCTGTACCAAATTTAAAAACAAGGATTAAAGACTTATTACAAGTCGATTATTATATGATGGATAAAATTGAACAAGCAGGTAAATTTTGGAAATGGCAATACGGGAAAGTATTATGAGTTTAAATATTGTAGATGATACTGAAACAGTTGAACTTGGTCCAAGTAAAGATGGCACGTATGATGGTGCAATGGGTGGAACTGAGTTGATGAATAAAGCATTGTATGAAAGAGTAGATAATGATTTACTTGATGAGTTTTATATTATCAAGTCAAGAGTAAGTTGGACTGATAAGGATAAACCTAACGTATTATGGTTACACGATACTTGGGACGATCCGGAAGTACAACATCTCAAAGAACAAGAGAGCAGAGATAGATTTGCTAAACTTGTGTTCGTATCAAACTATCAACTAGCAACGTATAACTTGGCATTGGGTGTTCCTTATGCTAATGCAACTATACTACGAAATGCTATTGACCCAATTGAATATAAAGAAAAGGATAAGGACGTTGTTCGTATCATCTATCACACCACTCCGCATAGAGGTTTAAACCTTGTAGTCGCAGCAGTTAAAGCAATTGCTGAAACGTTTGGTGATAAAATTCACTTAGACGTGTACTCATCGTTTGAAGCATATGGTTGGAAGGAAAGAGATAAACCGTATGAAGATTTGTTTGAAGAAATTAGACAACACCCTAATATGACATATCACGGTTTCCAACCAAATGATGTTGTTCGTAAAGCATTACAAGAAGCACATATCTTCGCATACCCTAGTGTATGGCCAGAAACAAGTTGTATCTCTGCTATTGAAGCAATGAGTGCAGGTTGTGAAGTAGTATGTCCTAACTTCGCAGCACTACCAGAAACGACAGGCAACTTTGCTCGTATGTATCAATTCAATGAAGATATGAATGAACACGCAAACGTATTCGCCAACCAACTGTATCAAGCAGTTATAGAAAACTCTGATGAGAACCTACAAAAGAAATTGATGTTCCAGAAAAACTGGGTAGATAACTTCTTTAATTGGGATCTACGTGCAGCAGAGTGGACTAATATGCTACAAAGTATCAAACGATAATGGAACTTGATGAATATGAAATAGTTTCTAAAGTCGGGTCGAAAGACTTCACCGACTTTATAACGAATGAGATACAATACAACTGGAGTTGGTCTTTTTCATCTGATGAAAAAATATCAGACAAACATTTCCGAAAAGAAGTTGAAGATAGAACAATTTCTGATACTGGAATGTTGCTGATGTCATACAACGACAAAAGGACGTTTGACGAAAACAATAATTATTTGAAACTGAATTGTCATGGGGATTATATATTTCAGTCTGTATTAAACAAATCTAAATGGCAATATGAAGATGTGAATTTGAGAAGGTATTATTGGAATTATTATAATGTTGGTTCGAGTGGTGTATTCCACAGAGATTATGATAAAGTTGACAATAAACACCCAGAACATGCAAGCATTCTTTACAACTTCTCAAACGATGGCGGAACTATTATAAACGAAGGCAAAGAAACATTTATACCAAGTGTTGCAGGTGAATCGATCATATTCAACTCATACGCAAAGCATCGTGGTGTCGGTCCGGGAAAAATGAAAAAGAGGTTTGCTTTGAGTATAGCATTCACATATTCAAAAAGAACACTAAGATAAACTTGACATTTATCACAATCTAACGTATAATATAACTAAAGAGGAGAAAGCATGACCAGTTGGGCAAATGTAAAAGAGAAGATTAAAACGAAATTTCAAAAGAAACCGAACTATGAAGAGATGTATCATGCAGAACGTAGAGTTTCCGAGTCGTGGGAATTCAGATACAATAAGTTATACAGACAATTGAATGCAATATTAAAAGAGGGTGATAATGGGTAAACGTAAACCGATGACTGCTGAACAGAAAGTTGCAGCAGGTGAGAGATTAGCATTAGCAAGAGAGAAAAGGTTAAAAGAAAATCCACCACAGTATAAGAACATTCATCCAAGCATTTTAGAACTTGACGATTCCGACCAACTCTCAATGAAAAGTGTTAAGGGTTGGATTAAACATCAACGTGACTTGCTAAAGACTGAACGTTACAATCATCGTAAAGGTGATAAGAAAGCACTTGCTAAGATGAGTAGCATTCAAGGTTATATCCGTCAGTTACAATACTATCTAGAGAATGGTGACTATGTATCAATGTATTTTGGTGAGGATGAAGATAAACCAGTTGTTCAACATTGTCTTGCTATGGCATATGATGAAGATGGATATGCTAAGAGAACTATTGGTGTGATTTATAATGACATTGGTGCTGTTTGGACTAAAGAAATGGATGACGATAAGAGAGGTAAGTTTTGATTTTCGTCGACTTCAGTCAGGTAATGATTTCAAACACAATGGTACATTTAGGCAAAACTCAAACAACTGTAGATGAAGGTATGATGCGTCATATGATTTTGAATAGTTTAAGAATGACTAAGAACTCATATGGTAAGAAGTATGGTGACTTAGTTATCTGTGTTGATGATAGAAGTTATTGGCGACGTGACATATTCCCTTATTACAAGGCACATCGTAAAGAGAACCGTGATAAAAGCATAGTTGATTGGAATCAAGTATATGGTGTACTTAATAAGATTCGTGATGAGATTGCTGAAACGTTTCCATACAAAGTTATTCAAGTAGAGAAAGCAGAAGCAGATGACATCATTGGAGTGCTATCAAAGCATTTTGGAACTGTACTAAATAATGAATCTACTGAAAGAAACTTAATCTTATCAAGTGATAAAGACTTTGGTCAGTTGCAGAAGTTTGCTAACGTTGACCAATATAGTCCTATCACTAAGAAGTGGTTGCGTATTGACAACCCTAAAGACTTTCTAATGGAGCATATCATTCGTGGTGATAGAGGTGACGGTATTCCGAACTTCTTATCTGCGGATAGTGCTATTATTAGTAAGACTAGGCAGACTGCTATTGCTAAGAAGAAAGTTG